CTTAATCTCCGCAATCACATTCGCTGCAGCACTGCTCTTGGCAAGTGCAGGTGCAGGTACAAGTACACGTGCAGGTACAGGTGCAGGTGCACTCGCATTCACAGCAGACTATGTGCGTATGCCCTGCTAAATTCTCTAAATGAGTCCTTAACTGTTCGTGAGCCGATGCCTTGATCCATGTAACAAGCGCTGTAACCGGGTCGTCCTCAAAAGCAAAACCGGGCGCAAAGGCGTTGGAATTAATGCTGTATGCTGGCACATAATGGTAGTGGCCATTAAAGGCCTTGATAAAATTTATAACCTCATTAGTATGCGAGGCCTTTGGCGGCGTTTCATCCACAATAAGCTGCGCATTTGATTCTGCCCATGCCACAGCTACATCCGGCACTTCCGCGTTTGAATTATTGCCGTTAAATACATGATAATGGCCGTCTAATGCCTCTAAACATGCCCGCAGCTCTACAATGTGAGTTTTTTTAATAGGCGTAACATCCTGAACCAATGGGTCGTCCGTCCATGTTGCAGGTACTGGATTTCCTCCGGAACTTTTCGGGGGCCCGCTCGTATAATTTCCCATGTTTTACCTTTATGCGTATACCGCTCTGGGCGGCGCGTTCTCAAACCTTGAATTGGCGCTGCTATATCTAAGGCCCTGGCCATTTTGAACTGAATCAAGGTGAACAGGTATAGTTTCATAAAACCCTTTGACGCCGCTTGCGTTCGTTCCGTAACCTTTGTTATTTCCCGGGGAAGCTGCACCGCCTTCTAACTTCTCAGTCCCTACGCCTCCGTCTTTTAGCTGCAGCTTATCGCTCCCTGAAATCTGAAACACCAAAGTATCTATTAACCCATCCAAATATTCCGGTGTTGTGTCGCTGACATCGGCTTTAAGTTTATTCGGCGAATTCGCCTCCGGCAGGACCCCGGCTGCAGAGGGTATACTTGCCAGACCGGTCAAAGCCGCACCGCTCACCTTATTCGGCGTAACTATCTGCGCAAGTTTTGTATCTTCAATACCAGCTCCAGGCGCAACTTTGGCATTCGTAATTAAAAGATTCGGGTCTGTGCCTAACTCTAATGCTTCCCAGTTTGCCCTGCAGGCAGCTGGGAAGTTAATTAAAAGCATGTCATTTTCCGGCTTTATTTTGTCCCAAGCCATCTGATACCTCCATATTCTTATATTTTTCTGCTACCTTATTCATGTCGTAAAGCTCTAACCCGTGCTCCCGCAAAGTCTCAATCCAGCAGACATCGTGCATAAATAAGGCTTGCGCGTAATTAAATGCCTGCTCAATGCAGGTAAAGACTAAAGGCCGCTTTTTTGGAGTACGCAAAATAATGCTTCCCCTTATCAGCACATAGGCCATGTCTTTGGAGATCTCCCGCTTGCATCTATGGCAAATCATTCTTGAATTCCTTCTGCATCCTGCGCATGTTTAATAAACTTTTGAAGCAACCCGTTAAGTAGTGGTTTGCTAAAATCAGCGTTCTTGATCCCGATTGTTTTTACCCGGCTTATTTCACCGCTGTCATTTACTTTATAAAGAATGACGCCGCTTACAAAAGCACCATTATCAAACTCGATAATCACTTTACTCGGTATTAATTTTTTACCCATTCTTAAACCCCATGGCTATGCCAGTCAAAAGTACCGCTCTGCGCCACACCCTGAGCATTGAATAATTTGACCTTGAAACTCGTCGTAGATTTGTCAACAAACTGCGTATAAACGCCTCCGCCGGAAGTTATCTCAATATGCACATTCGGCTCCTCGTGATAAGTTTTGGTAAAAAATATCTCTTTCCCCTCGTTTGCGTCCGCTACTGCATCGCTTCCGAAATCATCCACATCAGGAAGGTCTGCAAGATATTGCAGGGTTGAGCACGTCACATAGTCACCCAGGTTTGCGCGCGTTAAAATCATCTTAAGCTGAAAGTACCGGCAATAATAATCCCCCGGCTGATAATCTGCCCATTCGGACCAGTTGATATTGTCTTCGGACAACCGTATCTTAAAATAGGCCACATTCTGCGTTTCCTGTCCTGTAAACCGATAAGACAGGCTATCGTTAAACCGTGCGTCCGGGTCGCTGTTAAACCTTCTGCCTGTTGACAAAGAAACGATTGCCTCTATCTCAATAAAGGCAGCTGCCACATAGCCGATATCCCGTACAGGCGTATCGTATTCTCCGGATAGGAACCCGTCGGAAATTATCAGCGTTTCAAAACTGACCTCAAGGTTTGTCTTTGCACCTTCCCATAATGGATGCTCCTGATATTCAGCAATTACGTTCCTAAACGGAATCTCGCCTACAGTAAGGACTGATTCTGTAGGGTTTTCAGAATAGTTACCGGAAGTATCAATTGCCTTGATCCAAAATTTCTGATCAATGCCTTTCTTAAGACCCGTAGTAAGATAGTGTGTTCCCTGCTGAAAAGTTATTACCTCTCCGCTTTCCCAGTCTACCCCGCGCCTGATTTCGTATCCCCAGACATCCACATCCAGGATCTCGCTCCAGCCGAAATAAATCTGATCCCTGTTCTGATTAACCAAGAAAGTTGAAACATCGCTTGGCGGCGCAGACTTACCTACAACCGTAATTGAGGATTCAGGCGCTGTCACAAGAGAGCTTTCCTCGTCCATATCTGTTAATGATGTAACCTTGACCTTATAGGTGTGCCGGTCGACAATATCTCCGATGATGCGGAAATATGATCCAGTTGTTTCGCCTCTTGCACCCCAGCTTAAGCCGCCGTCGTCACTTAAATATATTTTTGCCTTGGCAAAGGATTTGACATAGTGGTCGACATACACCGGCCGGTCAAACCAAACATCAATCGCGTTTTCAATTGTGCCATCAGTCTTCTTAACCAGGGATTCGGTTAAAGTAAGATTTGCTACGGGCGGAATATCTCCTGACAAAGAGGAGTAATTATTCTGCGGCAGGATAATATCAGAATCGTCATAAACTGCCTCGTTATATTCCAGGGCCTGAATCTGCACCTCATTCTTACCTTCTCTTTGAATCGCTACAACTCTAAAGTCTTTTTTAACCTTATTCGTTTCGCCTATGGCATATACATCAAAATCCTGCGGCGTATTTGTGAATGCTTGGCAGGCGATTTCTGTGTAGGTACCAGCTGGAGAGGTGATTAATTTCTCCTCGATTGAATCGTCAGAGAATCTGATTTGTATCTTATAAGACTTGCCGTCTTCAATGGTCATCGGCCGGTCCAGCTTAATTAATATCGTTGTGGATCCATCCTTTACTCTGCCTGAGAATCCCCACTGAGGCACATCATGCGAAATAGAAATAATATCCCCAGCCTGGCAGGCAACTGCGTCAATGCCTGCCTTAAAAACAATTGAGCGATTAATATATTTTGCAACCTTTAAGGCATAGCGCGCTGCGCGGATGGCATAGCTTGCTCCAGTGGTAAATAAGCGAAGCTGGCTTTTGCGCATCGGCTCGCCATTAGCCAAAGCATCCTCATCGATGTAAGCAATGGTTTCCTGGCGGTAATTTTTCTCTTTATCCGTAAACTGCACTTCAATCACATTCGGCACTTCTTTGATCGTCTTCCAACTCTGCACGAAGCTGTCTTTAACGATATTTCCCATGCCGAAAAGCTGAGTCGGCAGCGTCTGCTTATCTATTTTGAATGATATCCCTCCTGCGCTGTATAAAGGCATGGCATTAAATACAGCGCTCAACTGGATCAGGATATCCAAGGCCTTGTTGTTTGAGTCAATCACGACATCGAGCCTGAAGCGTTTCTCGAAGCCGCCTTTTCCGTCAGCAACCTTTTCTTCGCAATACTGCGACATTTCCAATAGCGAGGCGTTATCCAGATGCGAAGTTAAAATAAACTCTCCCAGCCCATAACGGTTATTAACAATAAAATCCCTGAGGCACCATACTGGATTGGCTGAGAATTTCTGGACATAGGTTATGCCGTCCCATTCAAGCAGAGTATCATCGGATAGAAGACGATAAACACTTCCATCCCAACAATAATCTTCCCAGTTAACCGGCACTCCAGAATTCCTGATATCTGGCACTAAAACTTTTTTGCCTTTTACAACAGCAGTAACATTCGGGGTTCCGCCGTTAAGCTGGTCTGTGGCTAAAAGCTGCAGGCCCAGAAGCGCAGTATTCGGATAGCTTAAGTCATCGGTCTTAAGCTCATCTATTTGAAATAAGGTTAAATCACCCTGCCGAAGCGGCGAAAGGGAACTATCATCAGAGGTGCGGGTGATCCTGATGTCATATTGCCCGGCAGTTAAGCCGACCTTGCGAAACACCCTGCGCACTGTGGAGCGTGATTTTTCCGAGATAGTCGTCTCGCCTAAATCAATATAGGTGCTTTCGGAATGGAGTTTATATTCAACCTTATAAGTCACGCTCCAGCTCTGGATATCGCCCGAGCCTTGGCTCTGCTGGTAAAGACCGTTATTCAGCCTTAAGTGGATCTCAAAGCCTTCCACATCCAGGTCCACTGTGGTGTAAACATAAGGATTGTTTTTAACCAGGTTGGCATTAACCGGATAAAGATTGTGCAGGTCTTCGAAGTTGCTGACAAGACTCTGAAAGTTTGCGCCGAAACGTTTTGAAACCGTCACTCCGCCAAAGTTAGCAATAGGATTATTATTTATTTCAATATTCTCGATTGACTCAATCTCGCCCTCGCAAAGCGCAAGCAGGACATTTAAGTAGTGGTTGTCTCCGTCCTCCCAAAGGAATTGATTGATAATATTCCCGCCGATCCTGTGCTCTCCGTAAACAACCGCCACCGGCACACCTACTTCTTGGATAGTCTGCACGCCGTCCCAGCCGTAGGTAGGCGAACCCTCATCCATGCCGGTTGCCGAACCCAGATTGAAATCCGGCATCTTAGGCTGATTCATATGCTGATAAATGGCATAACCCATGGAGAGCACAAAAAAGGTAAATAAGAACGGATGCGCCACTGCCACGGCCCATACTGCCGATACTATGGCAGAGATAATCGCAACCACCGGCGCTTTTACTTCCGGGATAATAGTAACCTCGTCTTCATTATCAAGATATGCTGATAAATTCTCGATGCGCTTGCCGCTGACAATAATGCGCTTGTTCTCGTAATCAAACCCGGATTCAATTAAAACTTCCTGAAGCGTCTTATGCCGGGAGTAAGTGACCTCCTTAACCTGAGCCTCTTCCAGTTTAAACGGATTGTCTATGTTCCTTATAGTCAGCATATCTTGTCTTTTAACCTATAAAATCCTTCTATCCTTGCCTGCCAAGAGAGATCATTTATCCTTGAGATAATCACACCCGGCCTTGCGCAATGAATAAATCTTCCACTGCTTAAGATTATTCCTGCGTGATTGGCAATTCTTCTTGAATTAACAAACAATACTCCATCAAGCATCTCGGGCGTCTTAACACTAACCCAGTCATGAAAGTAATGCTCTTTAAAATAATCCTTCCCCTCCGCCCCCCAGATCTTGCTGTATTCCAGGTCTTCAATATCAAACAGCCTCACGCCTAAGTCAGCATAGACAAACTTTAGGAAACCCCAGCAGTCAAGCCCTTCTAAGGACCGGCCCCTGTGCCGGTACGGCAGCCCAAGATACTTGTCAATGATGTATTGCTCTACATCACGTAGATACGCCTTGCCGGTACCGACGGAAACGCCCCGAATCTCTGATAATTGTCCAATTGCTTGCATCTCTGTTTTGTCTTGTTGCATGTAAACTCGGCTCCTGAATATCCGCACTCTAGCGATTTAAACTTCCAGCTGCAGTAATTCCGCGAGTAGCGTCTTGCCGGAAGATCTACCCCGAGAACATCGAACTTTCCTGTCAGTGTAAACTCCACGTTATTTTGATCTGCCGTATAGCTGTCGATGTAAAAGATGTCATCCATAAAGGCATCCGGATCAGATAACTGATCCAGCCAGACCATACGAATAGTGACTTTTTTCCCTCTAAAGTCAAATTGCTCTAAGTAGAGCTGAATAAGTCTTGAGACATTGGCAAGCCGCACCTTAACCTGGTCAATCTGGCCTTGATTATTCTCGCCGACAAACTCATGGGTTATAGGAAACCGCGCATAAGTAACGCCGTTATAAATTACATCCTCGTCAAAACTCGCTAAGCAGAGATCATTTGTGCCGTCATATTTTTCAAGCGTATACAAAAATATCGGCGTATTCTCGCGCCTTGCTTTCTCTTGCTTAAATGTGCTGTCTGTTTCTCGCGGCATTATTTCACCTCGATAAATTCAAATTCAAAATCATACACGCCGTATGCCTTGCGGCTAAACTGAAAACTGTCCTCAACAAAACGCACGGTGTATTCAGCTGAATCATTAGGGTTTGTCCAGGTAAACGCCATTAATGCTCCAAACTTGCTCTTAAAGAAGTCTGAAACCTCCGTCATTTCTGTATGAGTCCTATTATTAAACCTAAGCGTCCATTTGCGCTGCGGATTTGCCCATTTACGGCGCCTCTGTTCTGCTCCGTTTTCAAACTCCGAGACAATCGTCTTATATTCAAGCGCCTCATCAATGAGAAAATCCGGCAGATAACTGAAATCACTCATGTATAACTCCTGATCACTGAACGAATCTTGCCGTTGTTATAAATGTCGTCTGCAATCGCATTGGAAAGCATCTTGCGGTTACGCCAGACATCCTGCGCATCCCAAGCCTGGATGACCTGGTTAACATTTATGGTTATGCCTGCTTTGGCGGGTTTTCCTTCATTTAAGGATTTCAAGCTATCCGGCCCGCCTAATGCGCGCATTCCGCGCCTGGATAAAACCCCCTCCCCGGTCTGCGCAACAATCGGCACCTCATCAGGCGCAAGGCCCGCATGCGCTCTTACAGGTAAAATCTGGCCGCCAGAGTGATATATCATGCCGCCTTGATGGAAAAATGGGATCATCCCCGGGAAAATCGAACCTATGGTTTTGACAAGGATCATCTTAGCCAAAACCTCAGCCAAGACTTCGAGCATCATGTTGCCAAACTCTGCAAAATAATCTTTGGCATCATCCATTTGGCCTTTAAAAACATCACTAAAGAAGTGCTTAAATACACTCCCCAGAGATCGAGCTACGCCTTCTCCCATAGACTGAATTGCGTCAAACTTCTGCGCAACCTCTTCAATCTTGATATCCTTGCCTAAATTCTTAAGGGCATCGATAAAACCATTTATCGCGTTCTTTGCTTTGTCATATCCTTTAACGAGGCTGCCCTCTCCGGTAACTAATATATTTGAAATCTTATTGCCTACCCGGTCCATCTCCGCGTCAGAGGCTTTAATTAAGCCCTGCAGGTTATCGCGGAAACGTTTGATATGCTCTGAAGCTTCCCTGTAAGGCTCGCCGAGTTTGCCGGGAAGTTTGCCTAAGACCTCATAGAACTTTTCTAAACCAAGGGCTAATTTGTCAAAACCCACCAAGAGATACTTAATAAGTTTTACAAAGCCGATGTAGACCATCTGCGCGCCGATCTCAACTGCGTTAAGGACCGGCACTGCCACATCTCTGAATTTAAGGAAAACAACGATAAGAATAGACACGGCGATAGCGATCCCGGCAATCCAGGGATGCGCTAAGGCAAACAGGGCAAGCTTGCCGACTAAATCAATAATGAGCCCGCCTAATCGTATCAAGCGCCCTATCAAGGCAACTACTACACCGCCGAGTGTCATAAAAATACCGGTGACGGCAATAGTCTGCACAATCATCTGCTGCGTTGCGGGGGTCAGGCTATTCCAGAGATTAAGCAGATTGCCAAAGACATTGGCTAACTTATGCGCAACCGGCACTAATGCCTCGGCAATGCTTACACGAAGCCCGATAAAGGCATTATCAAGGCGTTTTAGTTCATTTGATACGGAAAGGGAATATTTCTCTGCAGACTTAAAGGCAAGAGCAAGAGGCCCGGTCAATGCGCCGCCCATAAAAACAAGGTTCTGGCCGACCTGGGCAATCTCTCTGCCTACGTTACGCAGCGTACCGCCAAGCTGCTTGCAGGAATTAGCAAACTTCTGCAGATTGCCTTCAATCCCCTGCAGGCGCTTTGAGACCTCGTCTTTTAATTTCATGATGATTTCGAGTTCTCTGTTTGTAGGCATTAATCCTCTTTCTCTTTTGCCAGGGCAATCTCGCGCTCAATTATCTTTATTGCCTGGATAAATTTAAGCGGCTGATCTAACCAGCCGCCGGGATTAGGCAGATATCCTTTCTCAAAAAAAAGATACGCGTTCAAATATTCAATACTCGCCCTAGCAACAAGTTTCCTTGGACACCGCCTAAACTCCCAGTCCTTTAACTTCCAGACGCCTTCAATCGGCGAATCTTCCTCGCAGCCGCGCTCTACCTTTAAAGCGTCTGAGCACGCCTGGCAGTCGAGCCTAAATTTATGCAGCCCGACCGCCAGGATCAGTTTTTTTCTTCGTCCTCGCTTAAAGAATTCTCGGATAAAATCACTTCCGAAAGCTCGTCTATCAAAGCCTTAGGCAGCATCGCTATAATTTCATCTGCGACGGCTGAATAATTCTTCCCGTTTATAGCTGTTGAGACCGTATCAAATTTGAGCGGTTTCCTGTCGCGCGGATCCAGGAAGTTGTCGAAACCTTTCAGCCCAAACTTCACCACCAAGAGATTGCGCTTTGAGGCGTTGATGTTTGCCTTAGCCGGATCCTTCGGATTCTTAGAACTGAATTCAAAAGAGGTAGTTTGATCCTCAATGTAGGCCCTCAAATGAGAATCAAGAAGCCCGACGTGAAAAACCGTGGAGTTATCTTTGTCTGGATCGAGCTTTGACTTATAAGGCTTGGTTTCATAAATGTTTATTCCGGTAAGCATGGGTTTTTCCTCCTCTGTTAAAATACTAAGATTGATATTTCGTCGTCGCCGTATAAAAGCGATCCGTTCAAACCAAAAGTGCTCTTGGCTAACTGCAGGCCGTCTCTATCTTCATCGTCAACTTTGGTATACTGCGCCCTTGGCACATAAAATCTAAACTTATTTCCGGCTGTCTGGCCGACACTAAAATCAATCACCATCTCAGCTCCCGAAAACCACTTGGAGTGAAAATCATGCGCAGCGCAGGAAACCATCTCCGGATTGAATGAGCCGGAAACACTCCTTCCCGTGATAGCAAAAGATAAAATCCCTCTTGGGTCATTAACGTCATCGCGAACCGCCAGGGTATTACCAACATCAATATCCATCTCGCCTATCCTCGCCGAATAGGCATCCACTGAGAAAAGCGCGCTTAAGAATACCGGCGGTTTTGTATTCTCGTAAGTAACATCTGCAAGAAAAGATAAATCGCTCACTCCCGCCTCTACTCCCTGAAAATCAAAATCAAGAAGCACTGGCTCCCCTGACTTAAAACCGAACTTCACCTTGCCCCGGCAGCCCTTTAAGAGCTTGCGCACGCCGTCTTCATAACTGCCCTGGGTAAGCGAAGGAATGTTGTCAGAAATAGGCTTAATCTCATTACCCACTGTTACCGGCGCAGACGAAGTAGTTGCTGTTGCACCCGATGTGCCGCCGGTAATAGTCTCGGCTGACTCAAATATCCCTGAGATAGCTACAAAGTAAATATTCGGCGAGCCGTTTGCAGTATTAACCACCACCCTGCCTTTTGCGCCTGAGGTGCCACCGGTAATTGTTTCTCCGTGCTCAAAAGGCCCGTTGGTAACTGCGCCTATGTTCATTGACTTAAGCTGGCTGACTCCGAATCCGCAGGATTGTAAAATCTTCGCCCATTCAGGAACGGTACCGGCAATGCCTGAGCCTCTTAACTCCAGCCGATATGACAGGCCTGCTGGCCGCTTGCCGGGAAGCTTGGCGATATTTGAGAACGACTGCCGCGCAGGGTTGCGTTCAAACATGGCTATATCAAAACTCACCTTCGGGTTATAAACTAAAAGCCTGGCATCAACCGCAGCCAGAGTTTCAGCAGCACCTTCTACCGCCTCTATTTTCGCTGCCAGTTGTCTTTTACGTGTAAGCATGGTTTAACCTCCTCTATCCCGACACTTCGGGATCGTTTTGTTTGTGCTGATAAATTATCTCAAGCTCTATGATGATGCCTGCCTGCGGCTGGCCTTCTAAAGTTTCAAAAAGGACATTGGACTTGATATTTGTATCCTTGGCAAAACCTCCGCGCGTGTAGTCAACCATAAGCGCTTTTTCAATATCCCCTAAAAGGCTATTTAAGAGCGTATCTGTTGACTGCGGATCATCCTGCGCCTGCCTCATCCAAACATCGAGATAGACAGTAAGCTTACAGGTCGTAAAAGGATTAGGCACCGGCTCTTTTTCTTCGGGCCCGGCATTAATAACAATGCAGGGAATTGAAACAAGAGAATTGCCGGACTGCCGCCACCTTTGCACGCTGGCAATGTCATTGTGATAGCCGTTTGCAATTGATATGGCCTCAAGTGTTATCTTTAAGTTTTCTAAAATGCTTTCCCTGACTGTCATACTTTATTCAGCGCCTTTTCAATTGATTTGTTTAAGATCCCAATCCGCTCATTCTGCATGTCATCCCAGGTTTTGTAGAACATAAGTCGGGGGCGTATGCGCACGCTGTTTTTTAAAACAAAAATGGGAATAAGCTCGCGCAGTTTCTTTTTAACCTTGGCCAAGAATGTTTTGCCTTTTAACTGGATAGGAATAACATTCTTAAGCAGCCTGGGCTGTTTGTATTGTTTCTTAAGCCTGCCGTCAGAGGTAAAAAGCTCTTTTCTTGCCGAAAGAGGTACAGCAAGCTTCCCGCCGCCTGGATTCTTAAGCGTCGCGCCTTCCTCATGCATACGGGCAATCTTCGAATCCGAGAAAATCACCATACCCATACCCTCGATATCCTGCGACACAAGACTTGCTCTTTGAAAATGAGTAAATATCCCGTGCGGCCTGCCTTTGATTCCCGGCGGGCCCTGGAGTCTGGTTTGTTTAAAGATTTTCAAGAACTTCCTCGTGGCATGATCCATCCCGTCGGCAATTTCGTATTTAAGCTCTTTAGGGAAAATCCTGATTGCCCGCTCTAAATTCTTTGTATTAATCTCTAGTCTTAGTTCGCTCATTTTTGCAAAAGCAAATGCCATACCCCTTCGTCTTGGCCTAAGATATCAGCCACTACCCAGTCAATTGCAGCTCCGCCGATAAACTCCGCAAGCGAAACCAGATCCCCGCCTTTGTTAATGGATGCGATGCCGGATGTTTCGTCATTAGCAATAAATATCTCAAATTGGTTTAAAAGGACGCGGCCCGCATCCTCATAGGCAGGGTCTATGCGCTTGCGGTTCACAAGCGCTTTAATAACTTTCGCAGCGCCGCCTTTAGGCGTGTAGGTAATTTCCTCGGCAAACTCATCCGAGTTTAAAAATATCTTTGCCGCATCTTGCGCTAAATTATCTTTGAAAGCCATAGGCCCCGCTTTCCAAGCCTTGCCGGGAGGCTTTAACAGCCTCCCGGCGCATTGCTTGTTTCAGACGCTTAATTAGGCGTCGACTTTCATCAAATGCGCAAAAAACGGATCGATGATTATTTCATCCACGTGCTGTCTTACTCGGAAGATATCACTGCGGGCGGCATCATCGCGGTACTGCTCAACCGTTGCGTTCTCCGGGCTGTCAGCGCTCCACAAAAACACCCGTCCAACGCTCGGATCGGAAAGCCGCTGCGAATCTCCGATAGTTGCCACCATAGCGTAATCGTCATTCCAAATATCCGCGCTGGCGAACGGCTTACCTTCTTTGGCTGTGTTGTAGATTCCTTTGCCTACAAGGATCCTGCGCATGCCAAGGATATCCGCAAGCGCATTAAGTATCTCTGCCTCAGTAAGCCTGGCCACATACTTGATCGCGTCCTTGATGCTGTTATTAGCCAATAGGCGGTCAATATTGGCCTTGCTGCAGATAAGAGCGTTCGGATCAATCCCGCAATTGGCTCTTACCCTTTCTCTTGCAGCGCGCACCTGCAGCGGAACATCAGAGCTTGGGTTGTCCCAAGGAGCGCCGGAATTGTCGGTGTAGAGCGCGGGCCCGGCAAACGTGGCTGTATTGAACACAATCCCTGCGATACGCCTTTCCTGAGCCTGTAAAACACGCCGCGTGATGATTTGCACCGTGGTAAGCTCTGCATCAAAGTCCGTCGCATAAAGGCTCCTCTCACTGTCATCAAGAGGCCCTTCAAGGCCGTATTCTTCGCAGTTATACTGCTTGTCCTTTGCCTGAAACCCGTCCCTGTTATAGTTGCCGCGCGGGGCCCTCTTGGTATCTGCTTCGCGCGTGATGCTTTCCCTGGTTATTGCGGGGAATATGCTTGCCTTTTTCTTCGTCGGGAATATCGGCAACACCTGCGTCCCGATAAACTCATCCTGCTGCTGGATAAATTCCAAAGCCGCTTCGCCCAGCTCTAACCTCGGTACTGCCCTTGAACCCTGATAATCAACTCCCATTGTATCCTCCTGTCTTTAAATATTTGTTTACAGCAATAATCCTTCGATAATCTCGCCGTCTGAAGCAGCTGCTTCAAGCACCCGGCCCTGAATCGAACCGCTTACCGTAGCGCTTACCTTTCCGTCGTTTGCGCCATAAAAATTTCCGCCAACTGCAATCGCGCCGTTAGCTTCAACTTTAAATGTCCGGCCTGTGGTTTTTAGATCTATGCTGACCATTTCGCCCAGCGCTGCCTTGGCCGCGGTAAACCCGATAAAGGCCTCGCCTGCATCTGCGTATTCAACCTGCGTGCCGCTTCCTGCGCTTAACTTTACTCTGCGGTAAGCTTCTAACGCTTCACCCGCCACAAACGCTTTTGATCCGATATTAAACTGTGACATTTTTCTCCTCCTTCGTTTTTTACTGCTTTCTTTTTTCTGCTGTTGCCTTTAACGCTTCGGTCATGCTGCAGTTATGCTCCTGCTTATAAGCATGCGCCCTTTCAAGATGAGTCGTCGGCTTCTTGCCTTTGTCCTCGTCGTTATCAGGCCCGACATCCGGCGCCTGGGCATGCTGAAGGCCCGCAAGCTGTTTGTCCTGAAAACTGATTGTTGCCTGCTCTAAAGACAATCCGTTCTCAACCGCGGCAATAGCAAGGTCATTCATATCTTTGAAAACCTTCGCTTTCTTTAAGATCGCTACAACCCGCTCTCTTTCCTGTTTCTGCCCGTACTCGCCGCCCTTTTTGACTCCCTCATCAAGACCTGACTTAAAGACGGAATCAAAAATATCTGCCCGCTCCTTTTTCAACTGCTCTACGGTTAAATTTTCAAACATGGTTTTCACCTCCTGTTTTTTTAAGATAGTTTGAAATTCATCCTTGTTCATCCGATACCTTTCCAAAAATGCGATTACCCGCTCCACGGCATCCGGCTGCTCCAAAAACTTGTCTAGGAATAGCGTCACCTCCGCCGACGGCTTAACTGACTCGGAGAAAAACGGCATGCCGAAAAGGCCGTTATTTGCTGCCGGATCATCAACGATATCCACTGACATCAATTTCTTCACCCGGATAAGCGGCGGCAAAACATTTCCTTTCTCATCCTTTGTTAATGATCCGTCTTTTTCCTGCCGGTACTCCTCGTCCCAATGTATGACCATGGAAGAGCCGAACGCATCGGGATCGCTTTCCGCAAGCTCCATGGTATAACCTGCCAAGTCTCCGTCAGGCGTCTTGTGCGCGGTTTGATCAATATGCAGGTCCGCCCTAACAATGCTGCCGTCCCGCCTAAAATTCTTGACCCTTCCCAGAAACGTACCCAGGGCGGTTGAACTCATATTGGGATGGCCAAACCTCGATTTGATCCCCATCTTTGGCTGATTCCCCAATTCAACAATTTTGTCTAACGCTGTATCATCAAACTCCCCCCTTTCGTCATGCGTGACGCCTTTGGTGACAACTGCAAAGCCTTCAACCACCTCATTATTCCTGCTGACCCGGACACCTCCGGCCCTTGCTATGTCCGTGCGAAAAAGAATGTCTTTATTTGCCAT